TCTCTGTTTTCGTCCTCTAACCTTTTAATTTTTAATCTTGTTTCTCTATCCATTACCAAAATCTACCTGATACATTTTTTCCAAAATCTTTATGTGCTCTACAAGCCCAATATCCTGCCTTAGTTTTGTCTTTCTTTTTTTCACACTGATGTCTTGCTGCGAATGATTTTCTTGCTTCAGGGTCATTCCATTTTGCAGTCATAACAGGAGAACCATAACTAACTTTTTTAATTTTACCTGTTTTTGGATTTCTAACATAAACATACCACTTTTTAGAACCTCCGGCTTTTGGTTTATTAAGTTCTACTTTTTTACCTTGATATTCCGCTTCATTAATAGAACCGTACTCAAACGGCATATCTAATGGAATTTCTTTTCCTGACTTTGTTTTAACTATAGTTCCTAAATCTGATTCTAATAGTTCTTTATCGAAATCATCAAATTCAAATCCTTGTCTATAAAACTCTCTCGCCTCATTAATAACGTTAAAATATTCATCACTTCCATATCTAAATACATTTTCAGTTAATGATATTTTCTTATCTAAATGATATCTCAATTCTTTAGACATTTGTTCTTTTAAGTAAGCTCTTTTAATTATACGCTCAATTACCACTTCTTTTGTTTGGTATTTTTTATTATCTAACCAATTAGATAAATCTTCTGATAAAATATAATCTTTCATATTTGACTTTTTAATTCTTTTTTATAAATATTAAGTAAAATAGAAATAACATGGAAGAAAATAATGAAAACTTAAATACTTTATTTGATACTATCAATTATCGTAGCCCAAATGAACTAAATAAATTTATTGATGAAATGAATATAGACCAAGCTCTTTTTTGTTTGGTTAGAGCGACAAGGTACGCACATAATAAAGGATTATTTGATATTGAGGAATCGGAAGTAATTTCTAAATCAATTAGACTTCTAACCACACCGCAACCACTACCAAAAGAAGAAAATAATGAAGAATAAAAAAGGGAGACCTAAGTCTCCCTTTCTTTTTATATTAAGATTTTTATTATCTTAATTCTCTTAGGTCAAATGTTCTAACACCATCAACCAAGATTCTACCGTAGAATCTATTGTTCACCATCTTCTTAGCGTATCTAGTCATGATACCCTTGATTGGTGTGAAGTTGAATGGGTTGTACATTGTTGGTGTCAACTGAAGAGGTACGTATGGAGCGTAAACGTATCCAGTGTCTAACAACGATGAACCTTTGTGTCCCAACAATACTGTGTTTGGTGGGAAATAAGGGTCACGGTAAACCTGATATCTACCTGACAATGTACCTACTCTTTCAATACCCATGTTGTATTGGTCCTGGTCAGGAGCCGCGTTTGAAACGTGGAAGTACTCAAGGTCGTCAAAAATTGCTGAAATCTCAGAAGAAACAACAATCCAGTTAGCACCACCTCTTAAAGTAGACTTATGGATTTGAGCAGAAATCTGATTGATTGCAGTAATCAATGTCTGATTCCAATCCTTTTGGTTGTACGCAGTTGAAGTAGTACTTAATCTTCTCCATCCATCGTAGTCCCATCTTAGTGTCCAAGCTGCACCTTTTCTTAAGTCTCTTAAGATTTCACGGTCAATTTCAGCTGCTACTTGCTCTGACAACAACGCTGTTAATTCAGCTTCCGCATCAATGTTGTGGAACGCTGAAACGTCTTGTGCAAGTTCTGGTGACCACTGAGCTCTTAACTTTCTTTCTGTAACAGAAACAGTAACCGCTTCGAGGTCAAATGAAACTTCACCGATTGCATCTTCAAATTCTAATGTTTCATAGACTTTAAAGTGTGAACCTAAAGTCCATCCTGTGACTGTCTGACCAGTATAACCGTCAAGTGAGTCTGAATTAAAAGCTGCAGGTGTTGATGAATCTAAGGCTAAGTAAATAGTACCTTCGGCATCACAAATGTTATCGTATGTTCCACCAGGTCCTTCAGGGCTTGACCAGAAATTAGTCTTAACTGAATTACCGTATTGAACGATACCTTTACCATACTTTTGAGTAACAACTCTAAAGTTTAGGTAGTTGTTTGGTGTACCTGTGTACCAAACCTGCAATGAAGACAAGAACTCCTCAGTGTCCATAGCGTTACCGTCAGGTCCGATTAACTTACCAGCACCTGCAGAAGAGAAACCTGTTAACTTAACTAAAATTTCTCTAACATCATCACCAGAATAATCATTGTCTAAAGTAGCGTCAACCAAAGTACCTGCAGACCACTTAACTGGTAATGGAGTTGGTGTAACTGTATATGATTTACCTTTTGAATAATCAAACAACCCTGCTGGGTCTTCTGCAGGTAAATCACCTTCATAAAATCTATCGTACAAGTTTGTTGTGTTTGTATAACCTGAAGTTGTTGTAGATGGTCCACCTGGAGCTCCGTATGGAGGGATGTGATTACCATTAGCGTCTCTGTTCTGAATCTTCGGAACGAAGTAGAACAACTTACCGATTGGTAAGTTCATCGCCTGAACTGAAACGATATCGTTAGCCAATAACTTAGAGAAAACTCTTCTTACGATTGGGAAAACGACAGTTTCAAAAGAACCTGAACTGTCAGAAGCAGCGGCTTCGTTTATCAAATGAGACGCTTGGTTTTCGTACAACTGCGCCATATTTTCTTTTAAGTGGCCTTTAAGACCATCGAGGAACCCTAATTTGTCCCACTTGTTAATTGTATCCTCCTTGATAACTTTAAGGTGCTTAAGACCTATGTTACCTACGAGACCTGATTCTAATAATGCTCCCATTTTAATAATTTTTTAAGGATTTTTATTTTTATTTTAATTTACTCATTAAATCTTTCATTCTTAAGAACTGAGGATTTTCATAAGTTTTACTCTCTATTAAGTTATTAGCAGAACCCTTAGTAGGTGTTTTAGTGACTTTAGATTGTACTGATTCAGTAACAACATTAGTCTCCTTACCTCCTAAGTCTTCTTTAATTGTCTTATAGAGAGACTTTGATTCTTTAAGAGTTTCGACACTATCGAAACGTCTTAGTATATTTATTTTTTCTTGTTTCGTTGTAGAATGTTCTGTGAACAAACGAGTTGCGTATGCCAAGTTTGAATTAAATACCGCCACTTCATTTAACTTTTCTTTAAAAATACTTAAAGCTTTTCTGTACTCTTCGTTTTTTTCTCTGAGTTGTGAAACTTCTTTTTCTAAAGATTCGTTATAACGTGCCTTATTCGGTATAGTTTTTGGTTTTGGTAAACCTTTGCTCTTATCAGACGAAGCTCTTTGACCTTGAGCTAAACTTCTTTCAGTCATTTCTTCCTCTTCTTCGTTGGTTTCGTAATCCTTGTGAGACTTTGAGTCGTCACCTTTCTTACCTCCCCACTCTTCACTCATTTCTTCTTCGTTCCATTCTTCTGAAACTTCTTCTTCTCCAATTTCGATTTCATATACAACCTCTTCTTCCATTTGGTCTTCTTCTGTGTATTCACCTTCTTTCATCTGGTCTTCTTCTTTGTATTCACCTTCTTCCATTTGGTCTTCTTCTTTTACTTCTTCTTCAGATTCACCCAATTGAATTACGTATTCAGTTTCGGTACCGTCATCAGATAAATGGATTTCATCATCGTCTTGTTTTACGATAATACCATCTTCTTCACCCATAGCTTTAAACACTTTTAAAACCTCATCGTCAGATGCTGATGTCAAATCAAGCGGAGATAGAACTTCCTCTTCGTCGTCAACTTCCAAGTCGTCACCAGGTAAATCAGTCATTAACATTTCTTCATCACCCATTTCCAACTCTTCGTCATCTTCATTATCAGAAAGTGCGTCCAAGTCTAATTCAAGACCTTCCTCACCTTCATCTTCATCTTCAATATCAACATCTAAATCAAGAACATCTTCTTCACCTTCTTGTTCAGATACCTCAACATCAGATACTTCAATCTCATCTTCTTCAGATAAAGATTCTTTTACTAATTCACTGATTTCTTCCTTCATAGTAGAAGCAAGTATTCCTTTTGCATTGTTTGTTATAGCTTCTTGCAAGTTTTCCATTTGCAATAATGCCTCTTCAACCAAATTTTTTTCTGCCATTATTTCGTTTTAGCAATAGTTTATTTTACATATAAATATGCGAATAATTAAAAAAATGTTTTTTTATTAACTTTTATCAAAAAAAAAATCGGGTTTTTACCCGATTTTAATTTTTTCGCCTTTATAGGCGAAATATTGAAATTTCGTTCAATTAAACGAAATTACTCATATACCTCATCAATTTTACTTTCCACACAAGCGGTGATTCTCCAATCATAAGTGAAATCTTTAAAGTTTTGTGTAACCTTAGCTTCCACATCAGTTACATTATACCCCTTAACTAATTTCTCTTCTCTTACTTTTTTAATTTTACCTGAGTTTTCGTCTGGTAGGTCATACTGTACTTTTGCTACAAAATATTTTTCGTCCATTGCAATTGTTTTTAATTAGGTTTAATAACCTAAATAATCGGATAATTTTTTCATTAAGTCAACACTTCTACCCAATCCACCATCAATTCTTGGTTCCTGTGC